CGTAACAGTGTGGTGTGCCCATTCACCCAGCAGCGGGGAGCGCCACGTATCTACTTTGCTGACCACCTGCGGTTCATCACGGATGAGATGGTCAAATACAGGTGGAAGGCTGTCAATGATGAGCAGCAGCAAGATGTGCCTGTGGACAAGGACAACCACAGCATGGACTGCTTGCGTTATATGCTGAATGGGCCTATCCCAACGCCTAGGCGCAAGAACCGCACTGCAGTGGTGGTGCCTCAACAAGTGATGCGTTGGAATGAAGAGCCAATCGAGGACTACTCGGTTACAAGCCGTCGGCATAGGTATGTGGCATGAGCGATAATCTGAACCGTATGCTCGATGAAGAGGCTCCCGTTGGGGAGCCGGAGGACACCGAGCCTGTATACCGCGTTGACCCCAACACGAAGGTGCTGGTCAGCAAGCACTACGGCACGTTGTGGAAGGGCCGCATCAGTGCTGCCAAGCGTGCTCGGCAGATCTTCGAAGAGGGTTGGGACGAGGCAACACGGTATTACAACCACAATCAGTGGGAACACCGCCGAGCGAGTCCGAACAGCAGCGGCAATCGTTACCTGTCTGCGCGTCGTAATGCACAGTGGTCAGAGACAGAGAACATTGTATATGCCAACATTCGGGCAATTATGCCTGCGGTGTATGCAAAAAATCCCACTGTCGAGATGACAAGCATTGATCCTGAATACAAGGACTATGTGCGATTGATGGAGCAGCTGCTCAACACGCTGGCTGCCAGTGATGTCGCACCAGGGTTCAATCTGAAGGTGCATGCCAAACAAGCTGTGTTGGCTGCTGAGCTACACAATCTGGCATGGCTTCGTTACGGTTACACAGAACGCACTGCAAGTGTGGAAGCTGCGCAGGCTGAATTGGCGCGACTGACTGTTGAGTTGGAGAACGCGCAAGACGTTCGCACGATTCGTGAACTTGAAGGCAAGATCATGGCACTGGAGGAGACCATTGACATCCTCCAACCTGCTGGCCCATTCGTGATATTCGAGCCTGCTCACAATGTGCTTGTGGACCCTGACGCACGCTGCCCTGACTTCAGCGATGCAACATGGATGGCTTTGCGTTGCGTCTATCCCACTGCATACCTCAACGCAAAGTATGGCAAGAAGGACGAAAGCGGTCGGTTCATGTCGGTATACAAGCCGACACACGTGCTGACTGCTTCGATGGACAACACGAATGAGGACAACATCCTAGAGGTGGACCAGGAGGCTGAAGCGCATCAGTATGGCTACAATGACTTGGCGCAGCTGAACAAGGCATACCGCACTGAGTGCTGGATGATTTGGGACAAGGTCACGCGCCGAGTGTTTCTGTATGCTGCCAATGACTGGACTTGGCCGATATGGGTCGAGAATGACCCATATGGTCTGCCTAACTTCTTCCCAATGCGGCCGCTGTTCTACAACACCACGCCAATGTCTGCGATGGCACGCAGTCCGGTCACCTATTACTTGGACCAGCAGGATGCCATCAATGAGATCAACGATGAGTATCGTCGTGCTCGGCAGGATGTGAAAGAGAACATCCTGTATGACGACACGATGGATCGTGAGAGTGTTGAGAAGTGGCTGACTGGCAGCAACAACCTAGCGCAGGGCGTGAAAGTGCCAGAAGGCAAGACCCTGCGTGACATGGTGTTGGAGAAGCCCAACTCACTGTTGAAGGTGTTGCCCCTGTTCGACAAGGGGCCGATCTTTGCAGCCATAGACCGTCTTAGCGGTGTGTCTGATGTGCTGCGTAATGTGCAGTTCAAGACCAACACCACGAACAAGGCCATTGAGAACTACAATAGCGTCACCGCAATGCGGCTGGATGAGAAGATTGACGCTATTGAGGACTTCTTTGGCAAGGTGTTCTATGACTTGGCATTCCTTGTTGGCCAGTTCATGACGCCCAATGAGGTGGAGGCGGTGCTCGGTGCGGAGGCTGCAGCACGTTGGCAGCAATACCCGCCGTCTGAGTTGCGGCGCATTCTGCGGTGCAGGGTTGTGGGTGGTAGCACACAGAAGCCGACCAGCGCTGCCAAGAAAGAACAGGCTCTGCAGCTTGCTGACATCTTGTCGAAGTTCGTCGAGATGGCCCCATCTGTGGTCATCGAGGTGATCATGGATCTGTTCGACGAAGCGTTCGATGAGGTGCATCTGCCGCGTGATGCATTCGAACGCATCAAGGAAGAGGCAAAGATGGCTCTGCAACGGGGCAACAATGAGCCTACCCAAGACCTTTCCAAGCAGATAGACTCGCTCCCACCTGAGGCGCGTCAGGCCCTTGGGTTGGCTCTGTCGAGAGGTGCTTCGTTTGCTGAAGCTCTGCCGATGATCATGAATGCAAACAAGACGCAGGACACCGTTCAATGAGTGAGAAGTTCGAAGACAAGTTGTCTGACACGTTTGGTCTGAAGGAGGAAGCCAGCAGTGAGAAGGAGAACACCGCTGCGGGAGATGCTGCGGATGAAGCTGAGGCACAACCCGCCGAGCCCAGTCAAGACGAAGCGAGTGCAGGCGCTGTTGGCACAGAGTCTGTCCCGCAGCAGCAGAGAGGAGATGCTAATCTCCAAGGAGCTGCTCGACGCTTCTATGGAAATTGGCAGCGAGCACAGAGAGAACTAGAGCGGACAACCAGAGAACTGGAGACTGTCCGCGCAGAACTCGAAGGTCTGCGAACCGCTGCTCAACTACCCACACAACTTGGCCTCACACCAAATGAGGCAATAATGGGTATGCAGATGATTGCGCACTTCAAGCGCGATCCTGTGGGGGCAGCAAAAGAAGTTCTTGCTCAAGTTCTTGCAGCAGGAATCAACATTGAAGAGCTTACTGGCAGCATCAATGCCCAAGCAATCAGGGCGATGCTGGACCAGACAATTAGGCCGCTGACCGAAGAACAACAGCGCAAGAAGGAAGAAGAGGAGTTCAATCGCGCTGTTTATGAACAGGTTCAGCGAGAGCGTGAAGAAGTCCTCGCACGCTTCCCATGGGCCGCGGTTCAGGACGAGGAGGTCGCGGATATCATGGAAGCCTATCAAGAGGCTGGCCATGAGATCTCCTACCGCGAGGCGGTGTTAGAGCTTCAAGCTTACGCTCTTCAGAACAATCTCGATCTGTCGAAACCGCTGCGTCCGCAAGTGCTGGCAAGGTTGAACCAGCAGCGTCGGAGTAACGCACGAGGTCCGGTGCGAACCAACGCACCGACTACGATGGAACCGCGTAGGTCTGCTCTGCCTGCAGACGCCTCTACGCGCGACATTGTCCGTGAAGCAATGCGTGAAGCAGGACTTACCCCTCCGGAGTAACTGAACGATGGCTATCAACACCCAGTTCGCTGCAAGCGGCACGCTTGATACCATCATCAACTCGATGATGGACAAGTCGCGCCGCAAGCTGATCATGGCTTCGGCCAAGAGCAATGCACTTTATGCGTGGTGCATTGCCAATGACCGCGTTGAGAAGGAGAATGGTGGTGCTAACATCACCAATCCGCTCACCGTTGGTCGCAACCCCAACATCACGTCGTATCAATACTACGACGAACTGCCCATCGGCCAGACCAACGAGTTTACCACTGTGGGCTATGGGTGGTCTCGTGTGGCTGGCACGATGATCATCAGCAATCAGGAGATTGACGAGAACACTGGTGAAGCGGCGATCTTCAAGCTGCTCACTGCGAAGATGGAAGTGCTCATTGAGAGCATCAAGGAGATGTTCTCGGCATATCTCTATGGTGCGGGTGCAGGCATTGACCCGCTCGGGCTGCGTGCGCTGATTGCTGACGACCCCACCACTGGTGTGCTCGGCGGACTGTCTCGTGCAGCCGAACCGCAGTGGCGCACTTCCAGCTACAACTTCGCTGGCGCACTGGATCCGACCAACATCGAAGAGGCATTCGACGACATCCTCATGGACCTCAAGTTCAAAGAGGACAAGCCTGACCTCATCCTTGTTGGTCGCAACATCTATCGCATGTATCGTCAGGCCGTCAGGGACAAGGTTGTCATCACGCTGAATGCCACAAGCAATGGCAAGGCGATGTATGACCTTGGCTTCGAAGGCGTGACGCACAATGGCATCACCATGCTGTATGATGAAGACTGCCCGGTTGACCGTGCATACTTCATCAACAGCAAATACCTTCGGACGCACATCCTCAATGGTGTGAACATGAAGGTGGTCAATCTCACTGCTCCGTGGACCACTGATGCCATTGGTCGTCGGGTGATCTGGCAAGGGCAGTTCTGTGTGTGGAAGTGCTTCCGCACGCATGCTGTGCTGCTCAACGAGGTGTAACATGTTGATGACGAAGAAAGTGCGTCCGGCCTTCACTATCAAGCGCCGCGAGAATGTGCAGCGGACTGTGATTCGCATGCGGTATGTGAAGGAAGAAGGCGCGACCAAGGGCAAGTTCGTCCGTGAGGAGGTCACGGAGACGCTGCCTGAAGTGTTTGACGTCTACTTCCCTCAGGGCCACTCCATTCGTGTGGACAGTCGCAAGCGTCTCGCAGAGCTTGGCCTGGTGGAGAGTCCTGATCTGATTGACATGGACACCGGTGAAGTGGTGGCCAAGTCCGAAGTGCTTGACCTCGAAAAGCTGGTCATGCGCAACGTTCGCAACATTGACCCGTTTGCTGATGGAGTGACCGCATGACTCGTCGAGTTGCACAGTTTATGCCCACCTATGCGCGGCTCTATGTGCCGCGCATGACTTACGTCGCGGGCATTGAAGGCGAAGACATCATTCGTGTGTCGTTTGGTGCGCCTCCGGCAGCCAACAACACTGGGTTCCTCTCTGCCCAGTCTATTGGCACTGCTGGTGGTGTTGACATTCCGCTGACGGCTGCGCGTCTCAATGCACTTGGCCCGTTCGGGCGGTGCCTTCGGTTCGTGGCTTCTGGGGCTGCGACCAGCTTCGTGTATGTGATTGGTCGTGATTACCTCAATCAGAGGATGCGTGAACGCGTTGCTCTGAACGGCACTACGGCTGTGAATGGTAACAAAGCATTCCGCTTTGTTGACCGCATCGAGTGGGACGCTACTGCTGGCGTCACCATTGATGTGGGCTGGCGAGATGCGTTTGGCCTTCCGTTCCGTGGTGTGCAGATGGTAGCCGA